CAAATAGAATAAGGTAAAAATCCTTTTCTATAAAAAGCCTCTCGTTCAGCTTTATTTAAAGGAGCCATTCCTGTAATCATTATATCTTGTCCAGGTGTAGATCCATAAGCCATAGAACCAAAAGTAGTTAATAGAGCTGTACCAGATGCAAGTTTTGATAAAGCTAATTGTCTAGCTGCTGGGCCATCAGCTCCAGATAGAGCTTTTCTAACTGAAGGCATAAAGAAAGCTAAAGCTGGATTTCTTGATGAGCTTTCAAAAAAGATATTCATTATTGTTTTGTAGAATGGTACAAACATTTTCATTGCTGGAATGTTTAAAAATCTTTGAGCATCAGAAAAAATACCAGGAGGAAGTTTCTTTTGGAATGTTCCTTCTAACATTGCCTCTTTAATTTCTTTAACTATTTTACTGTCTGGATTAGCAAGAGTAGCTTTATATAATTTCATTGCCTCCTCTGGTTTAACTCCATCAGCTATAGCAATGTTATATCTTTTAGTTGCTAATCTATCTAATTCCATATGAAAGATAACTCCTTTCATCATTTCATCCTCTGCTAAAAGAAATCTACCAGGTAATCTAAACATAGTACCTATTCCATCTAGGCCCATACCTAGCCAACTATTCATATATTTTTCTGGTAAAAGATTTTCAGCAGTAAGAGATTTATTTTTTCTTAAATCCATTTTAGTAGTTTTAGAAGTAATAGGATTTCCTGTTTTCATAACCTTCCATCCATTACCTAAAGCTAGTTTTGTTCCTTTATTCATAGAGGCCATCATAGCCCAGACTTCACTAAACATTACTCCATCTCTTGAACTTAAACCTGGAACTTTATTAATTCCAGCAGCAATTCCATATTCAACAATTCTTAAAGCATTAAAGGTAACATTACCTACAATATTAACTGTGTGTGTTATTGGGCTCATCAATCTTGTATTAACCCAAACTTCAGCCCAAACATCTCCTAATTTTTTACCCCAAGTTTCTTTTATGAAAACACTTTTTTGATGAAGATCTAATTGTAAGAAATGACTAGCAAAATGTTTCCAATTCTCTGGTGTCATACCATCAGTAAGTTTTGACATCATAATATCCAGATCTTGCATAGGTACTTTTTCTAAATCAATATGTCTAAAGATAGCTCCGGTTGTTCCCCACTCGGACATAGCTGCATTTACTTTACCCATTAAAGCAGCATATAATTTAAAAGTTTGTTGTGTGGCTATCATATCTGCCTCTGATGCAGTACCTTGAGCAATCTTTCTCATTAAGGTATCTAAATGTAATCCCAATACTCTAGTCTGAATTAAACCGGCTGCGATGATTTCTTTAGGAAGAACTGTTCCTTTTGGTGCTTTTAAGATATGAGTATAAACTTCATTCAATCCATATTTAGATGCCATATTTAAAACTTCTTCAACAGTTGTTGGCCCATTCTTAAATTTATCTATTTCATTTTTAAATGCTTTATAAACAGTATTACCAAAATCATTTACATTGAATGTTTTGTTTTTAAATAATTTAGCAGTATCAATTTTTGAAACTTCACCTGTAAGCTCTCCTATTGTTTTTTCTAATGATAAAATTTGTTTCTCATCTAAATCACTAAAAACATATTGATTACCTTCTTTTGTAAATAACTTCCCTTCTTCTACTTTAGTTTTAAGTATATCTTCTTGTTTTTCTTGTAAGCCTGTAATTGTGTCATCATCTTTAGGTTTATTCTTTTTAGGCCATTTAAACTTAAACATACTAGCCACTTTAACAGGCTCTTCATTATTTAAGTTTTCTTTAACATCGATAACCTCTTTAGCATTCTCGGCCTCAATGTTTGAAACATCTGTCTTTTTAATTATATCACTATCTGGAAAAACTTGAGATGTTACTCCATCAATTCTTTCAGATAACTGTGTATCTGTATTTTGAATTTTAAGTGATTTTAATGTGTCATCATTCTTTGCCATTATTTATTCCTTTAATTATATTATTCATAAGCATCTTTATCTATACCAGCTTTCTTCATAATCTTTTCAAAATCGTGTTCCATATAATTATTACCAACATATTTAATAAATTGTTTTAATTTTGTATCAGATTTATTTACATCAACATATTTATCATAAATTTCAGATGCTCTTATATTTTCATCAATGGTCATTTTACCATCTGGATCTTTTGTTAATTTATAATATTCGGTTTTAATTTTGTTCGGTGTATTAGGTTTAAATACTGTAAGAGATTGATGTGGTTTTTTACCATTAATTATTGCATTAAACTCTTTGTTTGGTTTAGTATTTTTTAAATTATATATCTCGTCATCTGGAGATACTTCTTCAACAATTTTATTTGGAGGAGTTAAATCTTCTGTTTTTGTGATGGAGTTACTTTTACTCCCTGTCTGTTCAAAGCCTTTAGTAAGTTTGTCTTTATTTGCTCTAAACTCATCTGCTTTGTTACTTGAGTAAGCTCCACTTTCTTCGAGTTTTTTGATACCAATTTCTGTTCTAATTTCATTAAAATTTCCTAAATCAAATATTGCATCTTGATTACCACTTTTAGCAACATATAGGGCATCAGCCTCATTGTCAAGAATATGTACTGCATCTAATACATATTCATTAGTTTCTTTATTTAACCATCCACCAGCATAAACATTGATTTTTTCATCAGTAGCTTGTCTTAAAGCAAATATATTCTGTGCAAAAATATCAATATCATCCATACTTATTGTATCAGCATTTATTTTATGCTCTGTATTTTTTAGTGGAGCTACAACAAAACCTTTATTAGGAGTTAATGTGCCATCTATAGATATTGTAAATCCTTCTGGATTATCTTTTATAAATTTAATAAAATTACTTTTAACTAAAGACATTTGTTCAACATTACCTTTAGCACTTACAAAATCAATATCCTTTTCTTTAATACCTGGTAATACAACTTTCTCATCAACATTAACAATATTCTTATCTATCTCTTCTATTACTTCTTTATTACCTCTTAACTTTCTTACTCCTTTAGCAAACATTTTAAATAAAGGAACCAATCCTTCTCCCACAGGGCCCAATGGAGCATCACCAATAATAGCTTTTAGTTTTGAAGAAAAAACATCATCGGCATTATAGCTCTCTCCATATTCAACATCTGGTGTTACTATATAATTCCAAAATTCTTTTGCTATGTTATCTGCTTTAGTACTATCAACACCTAACATTTGAGATATAAAAGCTGCAAAGTTAGGATCCCCAGGAACTTGAGCTACTCCAACTGTTACTGCCTCTGCTGATAATGCTCTTTGAAGAAATGGCCATACTCCTTTAGCTCTAAATATTTTAGCAAACATTCCATAAGCACCAATACCAGGAATAATAAATTGACCTATGCCTTCAGCAAAACCTCCGGCCATAGTTTCTGTATCTCCAATTTTTTCATAAATATTTTCTTGGTAAAAGTTAGCAAAGTTTTCAACTGATCCTTCACTAACTATATTCATTTTTTCTAAAGTGGCTAAAGCTAAAGATCCGATACCTTCTGTTAATTTAATACCACCTCTTAAAAAACCTTTGCTAATATCTTTAGTATAATACCAAGTCTTTGAATTGTTTTTTAATTCATAGCCATTATCAGTTAAAACAAATTCTTTATCACTATTTCTATATTCATAAGTATTGTGCCATCTCTTATCATAAGCATCATCATCAACACTAAAATCAACTTTTGACTTATTCAATAAAAATTCTTTTTCATCGAAAGTTGTGATCTCGTTTATTTTATCTATTGTATTACTTGTCATAAAATCCTTTTAATACTTTTAAGTCTGAAATCATATTCGTAACATCCTTTGCTGTAACACCGGCTGGTAAATCTATTTCTTCTGTAGATGTTCCTGGCCAATATTTATTCTTATCTACTTCGTATGTACCACCTTTATTAATTAAATCTCTCATCTCTTCTAATTCAGAAATTAATAAATCAACTTTTTCTGAACTACCTAAAAAAACTTCTTGAAAATTGTTACCGGTATAATCACTATACCAACTTTCATTTGTATTCCATTCCCCTTTAAAATAACTTTTAAATTTTTTACCACTTAAATAATGCCCTTTAACAACTGAACCAGCTACTACAGCCTCTTGATTAAGTATTTTATTTTCCATATTTAATACAGATGCTGCGTGATCTTTTTCTTGATTAACTCCTTCAACAAGTCTTATAGCTTGATTATTAATATCAGTTGCAGTTGCATTAGGATTAGCATTCATCCAATCCATTAACTCTCCAACTTTTTCTGTATATTGTTTAAAGGCTTGAGCTTGTTTTCCTTCATTATTAAATAAACCTTGATCAGCATAACCTACTTGTATTCTGATATATTCTTTAGCTTTAGCAAATCCTTCTTTTTTAGAAAGATTAAGTTTGTTTAATAAATCATTTCTTGTTTCTTGATCAATTAAACCTACATCATAATCATTTTTAATTTGCCATTTTGATAATTTACCAAAATAAAGAAGTTCGTATAATTCAGCCTCAACTTTTAAATCATTAAACTTTCCACTTACTTTATCTTCTTTTAACATACCAGCATATTCAATGTATGTTGGTTTATCTATATCTTCCATTTCAGCTACAATTTCTTCAGCAGCTTTATAATCATTAGCAATCAGAGCTTTAGTGTATTTAACTTCTAAATCTTCAAGGATTGATTTCTTATCTATTGTACGAGATTTTTCTTTATCTTCTTCTATCTCGATAGCTTTATCAGCCCAGACTTTTACTTTATCTCTAAATTCTCTTTGTTCATCTTCATCTAAACTTTCATACATAGCTTGGTACTTCGCAGATAAAGCATCTGCTTTTTTAACAGCAAGAGCATTTTTCTTATCTATTTCAGCAATAGTTTCTTGATCAGCTCCTTCTGGATAATCCTCTTTTTTAGGAATAATTCTAAATGTTCCTTTTCTAACTTCTTCCCAGATTAAATTTTGATGAGCAACACCAGCATTATAATTATCTTCTGTATCTACATATTGTGAGAATAACCAATTCTTTTTTTGTTGTAGAACTTCTGCATCCCAATTATTTTCCCATTTAGTTATTTGATCAGCAGTTGCACCAGCATCAATCATCTCTTGTCTTATTCTAATTTTTTCTGCTTGTAGATATTGATCCAAAGGAATTTTAACTGTTTTATCTCCAACAACAATTTCAATCTCTGTACCCAAACCAACAATATCTGATATTCTTTCAATTTGATCGTTACCATAAGAAACAGTAACAGCATTCTTTTTCTTTGTATGATCTTTAATTAAACCATCTGAATAAGAACTATAATAAGAGTTAGCAGTAGTGGCTAGTTTTGCATTAGCTGCTATTGCTGCATCTGCATCTAAAGGTAATAAAGCATCAGAGTATCCATCGACAATAGCATCCAATCTTTGTTTAAACATATCTAATGACATTGGAGTACCTTTAGTTTTTAAAAGATGAGCCTCTATTTTTAAATTCATAAAATCTGATTGAGCTTGAATAGCCATATCTCCAGCCAACATATTGATATGAGTAGCTCTAATAGCTTTTCCAAATGTAGTTGTTTTATTTCCACCTACTAAATTTTCTCTATCAGTAGGATTTGCAGTTAAGAATTGTTCTAAAGAGATAGCATTTTCAGCAGCAAACTTTTTACCCTTTTCTTCCATCTCAACATTTAAACCTTTTAAAGCAAATGTATTAATAGCATCTAGTCTTTGGTTAAGACTTTGCCATCCAGATGCCTGGACTTGAAATTGTGGTGTATTAACATCTGGAACTGATACTCCTTCTACTAATCCACCTCTATATACTTTTCTTTCTTTTGCCATAATTATTTAGGAGGTTTCCATTTAATTGGTGTACCTTTTTTATGTCCTTTTAATTGTGTTGTTGTTGTAGTTTTGTTATCAAAAATTCCGGTCATTCCCATTGTTCCTATATCTGTACCTAAACCAAATATAGCATTCATAATTCCAAATTGTTTTGCGTGTGAACCAGCAGTTTTGAGATTGGTAAATTCTATAATACCTAAATTTTGTACGAGCTCCTGGTTGATACCAGATAAACCATAATCTTCTGCACCAGATCTTAATGTTACTAATTGATTAATCAATACAGATCCTTCATTAGTTAGCATACCTCCAGCACCTCCTTTAGCAATAATAGCTGATAAAGTTTGGTTAGTTAATTCTAAAGCCTCAACTCCTTTTTCTTTAGCCTCAATTCTTTTTTCTTTGTATTGTAATAATGAAATATCTGCTTTAGCATCATAGTAGGCTTTGGTTGCCATACCTTGCATATATGTGCCATAGGCTTTTGCTGCACTTGATGCTACTGCTATTACTGTCCACCAACTCATTGTCCTACACTCACCTTATATTCTAATCCCAATAATGTAAAAAATAATGGAGCAGATTGGGAAACTGTTATCTGGCCCATTCGATCAAATCCTAACATAGGTTTTCTTCTCCTCTTTCCTGTAAAAAAAGTTGCAGCAGTAAATGGCATATCACTACCATTGATTGTCATATTTTGCGATAAATATAATTGAGCTGTTGTTTCTACTATTCTTTTCTTTTGAGCTACAACATTCCCACTTGGTAATTTTAATTCGACAGGCATTGTCTTAATGATTGGAGTATAATCTAATCCTATTTCCATAAAAACACTTGCTGTGCTATCAGTTGTAATTGCTCCAGAAGAAACTGTCTTATCAGTTTGCATTGCATCATCAGCAGCAATTTTAACTGTCTTACCTTCTAAATGTCCAAGCCCAGATACAGATGTTGAACCAGGAAGATTACCGGCTGTTGCAGTATATTGAACAGCAGCATCTGTAGTATAATCATCATTAAAACATTCTATATAATATTTTGTTGCACTATTAACTGTTCTTTTAACTACAAAATAAATTACATCAACATCAACAGCTACATTCATAAAGGATCCATCGGTTGTGCAAAGTGAAGGAGCTATTACATTTTGTCCTTTTAAAATAGAATAAGTAGCAAGAGATCCATCGTATGAATTAACTATTAATAATAAATCACCATCATCAGTTGATGTAGCTTTTCTTAAAGCCATATCACTAGGAGTAACAAGTAGGTGAGAGCTCAATAGAGAAATATTGTTAGAAATGTACGAGAGCTCTACATCACTAAATAAAAATTCTCTCAATGATTTTCCGGATCTTTGGATAAAAAGAGTACCACTCTCTGCTCCCACCGGCTTGATACCTTCTTTAGATCCTCTTCGAGTTGCAGTTTGTACTACAACATTGGATGGTGTGATTGGATCTAAATCAGATTGGGGTAAGAAAAATTCACCACCTTTGGTGAACACTTGTAAATCTCTACCAGAAAACATACCGGTAATTGCATTAACACTATCTGTTGCTAGTGTTACTTCTATACTATCATCATCTAATCCTTCTCCAGGATTAAAATCAAAATAATCTCCAACACGAGAACCCCATAAAGTATTTGGTCTTGATTTAGAACCACCGAACCATAGTCTACCTTCGTGGAAGGTAACAGATCTCGGCCATCCATAAGTCGCACTCCAGGTATCTACATAATCTACTTCTAAAAACCAAGAACCAGATGCGATTGCACTTGTATTAAAAAAAGGAATTTCAACTATTGCCTCAACTTCTGTTCCAGAAGTATATCCTGTAATTCTTGCTCTACCAATTCCATCATTAGCCTCAACATAATCTCCTACATTACCAGAAGAAAAAACAGATCCACCAGCAGTTAATGTAATATTACCATCAACAGCACTTGGAGTTAATGTTTGAGCTGGATTTGAAGTTGATAAACTAAAAGCATACTTTGGTATAAAATCATAAGTAATATCAGAAATTGTCCAAGATGTATGATTAGCTCCTCTTACTATTTTTTTAGGAGCCATATCTTCTTGAACTACAATTAAAGTATCAGCAGATTGTGTATAATCTAATGTTGGAATATTTGCTGTAGCAATCGTTGTAGTTAAATAATCATTACCAGAACTATTAATATTTGTTTGAAGAACTTTATCTTTATAAATATACATTCTGTTATTTGTAAATAACAGCATATAACTTTGTGTTGTTGAATATTCAAAAGGAACTAATCGACATCCATTTTGAGGAGTAGCAGCAGAGGGTATCTCTCCAACATACTGTAATCCTGGCCTACGAGTTACTCCACCTTGAGGCTGAATTAAAACATTTCTAGCTTGAGCTAATGAATTATAATATTGTTCAATGTCAATACGAGAATGAAGTAATGGATCAACTTCTCCTGTTGTGAAATTGGATTGTATTCCTACTACTCTGCTCATTATCTAACATCTGTTAATGGAAATTCTAAAATTTCATATGGAGGCTTACCTCTTGCATCTGCATTACAAGCCTGTCTAAAATATCCACCCCTTCCATTTTCAGTAACAGGGCCTATTGCTACATTCTTCCAATAATCTGCTTTGCTTATTTGATCTGTTACCGGTTCGGCTAAATGCCAAGCCATCATATAAACAAGTAGCTGTACGAAATAAGAAGGCATTAATCCCTCTGTTACTGCACTTGTTATGTAATCAATATAAATTGTTTTTTCATTTGTAAATATAGCTGGGCCAGAAGTAGTATAAAAAATTTCAAAAGTATTAATAGGTTTAGCATAAGTGCTACTTGTATTATAAACTTGAAATGGTTGTCCGGCTACAGCAGTAGAAGGTAAATCATATCGATAAGTCCATTCACCTATCGGATCTGTAGAAGATTGTGATAATTGTAATTTTGTAAATGCAAAACTCCATTGATACATTGATAGAGTTTGTCTTTTAACTGTTTCGTAAATGTTATTACATACAGCAGCAGCATCATTAGTTGTATCACTAAAAGATGAAATAATATCAGCTCCTAATAAATTCAGAGCTTGATTACATATTGTTACATTTGTGTCGCCACTTGCCATATTTTCAATTCATATTCCTTTTTAAGGATAGGCCCTTTTATTGGGCCTACCCCTTCTTATTACTATTAGTCTGCGTCTGCAACTGAAATTGATGTTCCATCTGAAACATCAACAACACCAGATGCGTTTGATAAAACTATTACCAAACTAGCAGTAGGTGTGTTGCTGTCGTGGATGTACATCAAATCGCCAACTTTAAGTAAATCACTAGCTGAATTAAAATATCCAGAAGTATTTACTGTAGCGATTGCGTCAGCAGAAGTGTAAGCCCACATTTGTGGTGCGTTACCAGCTTTAGATTGACCACCTATAGGTGTCAATCCAGATGATGCGTATGCCATATAAATATCCCCCTATAAATTATTCACGACAAGTTATTTTAGTTATACCTTCGTCATCAATCGCTACTGATCCAGCAGAGAACATACTGTTCACCAAGAAAGAAGTTTTCTCTGGAACATAATTGATCTCTGTTTTTTGGCCCATATTTTCAGCCATACCAATAGCAGATCTGTGGAAAGCATAAACATTTCTGTCGCTTGAACCATCAATAGATAATCCACCTTCATCTCTATCACCAATAGTTATGAATTTGAAACCAAGGAAAGTATTAATATCCCCAGAAACAAGTCCTTTAATTGCAGCATAATCGCCACTTATTGCTCTTTCATCAGCTAATAAACCAGCTAATGAATTTGCGTGGATCAAGATTGTTCTGTCATCTAGTGGAACATTTTTAGCATCCATTGCTTTTTTAGCAGCAATTAGCTTTCCAACATTCAAGTTTGATGCAGCAGCAGATCCAGATGTAACAACTGTGTTTGCAACTGTGTTTGGTGAAGAGGCTCCGGAAAGAGCATCTATGATAAGTTGGTCTAATCTTCGGCCAATAGCTTTCGATACTACTTGTACTAATTCCGATCTTTCATCAAAATTAACTTTAGCTTGATGAAATATATCAGAATACTCTGCTGCATTGTAATCAGACATTGTAGCTGTAACTTGTGAGTAAGTTACATTCAATGGAGTTACATCAGTTTGAGGTATTCTAGCAGTAGCAGATCCTTTACCTAGTTTTGGAAATTTATAAGTATTTCCAGATACACCAGATCTTAATCTAACAGCACCTCTCAAGACACTTTCTGCTTGAAAAGCCTGTTTAACTTCTGCATCGAAAAGAGTTACAAAAGCATTTGTTATCGATTGTGCCATCGTTTTCTCCTTAAATTAAACATTATTAATAAACTATCAGTTGTCTGGAAAAGCCAGGCTGAAAATGGTGTCTTTGCCCACCAGCCAGAAGGCCAAAAGAAAATTCGGTTATCTTCAATTATGATAGATATTAAATTTTAAAACAAATGTAAAGGGGTAAAATTAAAAATTATTCATTAATTCTATAAATTCAATAATAACCACTAAACCTAATTCGATTGCAAGAATAGTATGATAAATGTGCCAAATGACACCATTACCTTTTTTCTTTCTCATTAGATTTCCCCTGTGCTTGTAGCAACACCAGGATATGCTTTAGCAAAATGCTCCTCAACTTTTCGTCTAAATGCCGGATCTGTTTTATATTTAGGATCAGCTACCATTGATTGTAACTCTTCCTTGCTTGGCATTCCATCAGCATTAATAGGAGCTGTTGGTATGGTATTCTCTCCATAATACTTACGAATTTTATTTAAAGCATTAATACCATTAGCAGTAGCAGCAAAGATTTTAAACTCTTCAAAATCACTTTCACTCCATACTCCTTTAGATACTAATCCTTTACCCCAAGTTGTTATTCCTTGAATAACTTGATCAGCATTAGGCCCAAGAGATTTTCTTTCTTGTTCTACATTAATACTGTCTGCCTCTTGTTGTTTAGAAGTTATCTCTCTAAATTGATTAACTAATTTATCAAAACCAGCTTGAGTAGGTTTATTCTCTTTAGCCCACTCCATAAACATATCGGCTATTTGATCACCTTCCTCAACTCCTTCTAATGCAGATATATCATATTCTTTAGGAGCTTTATGCTTACCCATTGAAAATGCTTTCTGCAATTCTTTGTAAGAAGTATTTAAGTCCTCAACTTTTACACCGGTCTTATCATCCCAGAATTTTTTTTCTAGGTATTCTGGTTTCTCAAGTTTGACTTCTTCTTTCTTTTCTTCAGAAGAAACATTCGTTTGTTCCTCAATTTTATGAGGTATATCTTCTGGTTCTTTTTCCTTCTCTTCAGTTGGTTTGACATCAGCTAATAAACCCTCTGGTTTTTCTTCTACTTTTTCTTCGACTTTATTTTCTTCTTCAGCCATTGTTCTTCGCCCTCTCTATGCGTGTTTGAATATCTCTGATCACAGAGTTTTGGCCCTCTCTTGCGTATCCAAAAGAAGGTTCACTTCCAGGTATCCAAGTTGGTTGTTTGATTGTTTTAGATATTAAATATTCCAAAACCTTTTTACCATCTTTAGTATTAAAGGTTCTTGCAATAGATACATCTATTTCCCTTTGGTTATCTTTAGGTTTGTTACCTAAAACTTCTAATCCTTCCCATCCAGGAAGGTTAATATCTCCTTCAGCCATTATGCCATAGCCTCTTGTTCAACAGCACTTGCTGGTTCTTGAGGAGGAGGAGCTTGATCTGGAGGAGCTGCTTGTGGTTCACCAGCTTGTCCATTCGGTTGTGCATTCATCATTTGTTGCGACATTGCCATAGCTTGTTTTTGTATCATTTGTTTTTCTTCTTCAGATGTTCTTAAATCAGAAGGTACTCCCAATTTATCTGCAACGAATGCAGCTATAGCATCTGGTTTAACTTCTGCCATTCCTCCTGGGCCTAAAGCATTAGCAATTTGGAAGAACTGCATTACTTCATTTACTTCTTCTAAATTTTGTGCTTTAGCCAATGGAGAGATAGGAACTACTTTTACTTCTAATCCATTAACCTTTAATGGTAATTCAATTAAACCTTTTTCATTCATTATATGTAGAACTCTTCTAATAATAGGAACCATTGTTTCTGTAATTAATCTTCCAAAAGCTGCACCCATATTTTGTGCTAACTCTTTCATTCTCTCTACAATCTCTGTTGCAGATCTTGCAGACATATTATCTGGAGGAAGAGTATCATCGAGTAATGTTTTTTTAATATTCATTCTTAAATCATTGATTACAATTTGAGATACATTAAAATCTCCAGCTCTAGGTAATGGAGATAAAGATGCTCCTTGTGGCCCACCATTACGAGCAACAGGAATAATCGCACCTGGAGTTATTTTAATATTATTAGGATTTAAAACACCATCATCGGCAGCAGTATAAATTCCAGAAATTGCTAGTGATGCGTTCTTTAATAATAATTCTAATGTTTTATTTAAAGTCTTAATATCCGGAATGGCTGTAGTGAGTGGGCCTCTTCCCATTACCTCGCCTGGTACTTTCATATATCTACTTACCACCCAAGGGCTTTGTTCCATTCTTCTATAAACTAATTCTGATTTAGATTTATCGTGTACTATGTGGTAACAATAATCTTTTACAATAGGATCAATAATAACTGCCTCACATAATTCTATAAGCTCTTGAGGTTTTTCTTTTATTTTTAATTCTAATGATTGTGGAAGAGTAGCATCTGGAAATTGTCTTTTAATTGCCTCTCCTCTAACTTTAAATTTTCTATAAACATTATCAACTGTACCACTTGGCCCTTCTTCTAAAGCAATTAAATATTGTGGAACCGGAGTAAAGGTAACAGGATTAAGATCATCTCCAGGCTGAATTAACATTGCAGCAGTACCTACAGAAAGATCTAATAGAAATTCTCCAATCGCTAAATCAAAATTGGATTGTCTTAACACAGAAAACATTTTATCTAAATAAAGATCTAATGCTGTCTGTACTTCTAAAGATCTCTCTTTAGGTATATCATTCCCAGGTTCTAATCTGCACCATTTCTTGTAGGGAGGGAAAAGTCCAGATTGTATTCTGTTAGCAAATCGTTGAGTGGAATGAATAGCTGTACTGTCAAAAACTCTGGACATTTTTGCTTGTCCAGGAACATTACCTTCGTAATAACCATCGTATAAATTTCTTTGAGGAAGAGCATATTGATAACACTCTTCATAAACAGATCTCCAATTTTCTTTTTTGGCAAATGCTTGTTTATGTCTATTTAAGACCTCTGGTACTTCTAATCTCATTGCCATAATTAATTACTAAAATAATATTGCACCAATAACTATACCAACAACTACATAAACTATATGTCCTTTATGATCTAGCCAAAGTTTTTGTGCTTTTGTTTTTATATTACTCATCTCCATCGTTCTCCTCCCTAGTTAATTCTTCTTCGTTTTCACCTTGATTTAATTTTATAAATCTAGGATTTCTTATAAATTCTTCTTGTTCCATTAAGCCAACTGACTTTCTTTACCAAGATAAGTATTTCTTGGATTTCTAGTAGAACCTAATGTTCTTCTAAATTCTCCAGCTAATAAACCACCTCTTCTACTTCTAGCAATTTTTTTAGAGCCTGGTCTTGGCATTAACTTTCTAGCAACTTTTTTTGTTTTAGGATCTGTTTTGTATTGGACATCTCTTTCAGCTTTACCAATTTGTCTTTGCTGAACCTCTGGTCGTCTTTTACCTAATGGGCTTGATAAAATTTTTACCGGAGTTGATATTACTTTCTTAACTACTTTTGCTGGTGATCCTCCCATTATACATACCTCTTATCAAAATCGTATGGATTTCTAATTGGATCTACTCTTGTTAGTGTCGTACCTGTGCCTAACATTGGAATAGCTCTTTCTTGATTGACTAATAATCTTCCTCCAGCTCTACGAGCTCTGGATTTAGATGCAATCTTTCTTAATTCTTTTTGCTCTTTAGCATCTGCTCTAGCCTCTCTCTCATCCAATAATTT